CAGGGCGAGCTTCAAGCCGGTTTTCAGGATCGGGCAGATATGTGCCATCATAGCGCCACGGCTTGTTGCCAGCGCCCGCAGGCATGACAGGAAGCTGCATTTCAACGGGCTGTGCATGAAGGTTCAGCATCGCGTTAAACGCCCGCTTTGCGCCGGTCATGGTCGCCGGGAGGACCTGCTTGCCGTAGCTAGGTGCAATGCGGATCGCGAGGTTCAGGACAACGGCTTCCCATGCGCTGTCTGGCACGTTCGTTTCGTCGTCCAGTTCGCCGGAATTAGGGCCGCTTGGGATCGGATAGCCGATGCGGATACCGCGTGCGTTCCACTCTGCCATCATGGCATTAAGCCGACGCATTGCGCCGACAAGCTCATCCGCCGTCGCGTCAAAAGCAATGGACGCGAGGCCAATTTCCTCAAGCGCCCCGTTGACGAAATCCCGGCGGGTATATCCCATCACAGCCTCTCTGCGATACGCTGCGCAAGCACCTTGTCAGACGTGCGAGCGTTAAAGCCGATGCCCAGTTCGCGGGCCTTCTGTTCCAGTTCGTCGCGGGTGGCAGGCGATACATCGTCCACAGCCTCTTGCGCTTCCTTAACCTCGGTCAGAATAGCGCCCGCTTTCGTTCCTGCAATGGCTTCAGCAATGGTCGCGCGCCAGCCCTTGGCCAGAGCGTCATGCATTGCGCCTTCGTCGTCGACGCCCATGTAATCAAACGTGCCACCACCGCTCGCACGGTGCGATCCAGGCGAACGGTAGACCATGGTCGGATAATCGGTCACTTTTTGGCCTTTCCAGCCTGACTAAGCGCAATGGCGATTGCCTGCTTGCGGCTCTTGACCTTGGGAGCATTCTTAGGCCCCTTGGGATTGATGCCAGCGTGAAGCGTGCCGCGCTTATATTCGCCCATCACCTTGGCGATCTTAGCGGCGGCTTTGGTCGGCTTCTTTGCCAGACCGAACTCCTATGGAAAACGGGGCTGCGAAAGGGGAGAAAACGCAGCCCCGCCCAACCTTACGGCTGTCCGAAGAGGATGATGCCGTTCATCTGCGGGTTGGTATTCACCACACCGTAGAGGACATCGAGGGTGTAAAGGCTGGTGAAGGTCGAGTTATCGAACTTCTTGCCCATGACCACCTCAAGGCCCTGATCGGTCGTGCCGCGCATGATGTCCACGCCCTGACCATCGGGAACAGCATAACGGCCCGGGAGCAGTTCGAGGCTGTCCTTATACCAGAACGGGTTTGCACCGGCTGCGTTGTCGTTCAGCCAGTTGATCGCCGCAGTGCCGCTGGTCGAGGCAACGTTGACGTTCTTGTATGCCAGTTCGGCAGCGGTCGGCGACGAGTTTGCACCGATAATCGGCGGCGAGATCGTCATGGTGGTGCCGCTGTCAACCGAGATGACACGGAACGTGCGAAGCTGGCCCGTGCTTTCCTTGGTGATCATGTGCACGGCTTCGATGCCCGCAATCGTGAAACAGTCGCCCGCAGCAACGTTCGTCGTGCTGGAAACGGTCACAGTCTGATAGCGGTTGTCGACGTTGTTGCCGTTGGCGTCCACGTTGTCGGGGACGTAACGAACCTGAGCGCCGTTGGTCGCAATGGTGATCGAGCCACCACCGCCTGCCGCCGCAATGCGCTTGCCAGCATCGATCTTGTAGGTTTCGAAGCCAGCGACCATGCCCACATACGAACGCTCGTAAGCGGTCGTGGGCTTGCCAGTCATGGTCTGGCGTCCAGCCAGATTGCCAGCAAGGCCGTTGTAGTCGCGCGTGGTCAGCGCAAGGTAGCGGTCGCCTTCCATGACGCCCTGCTCGTTCATCATGCTTTCGGCCAGCGCGATGTCGTCATAATCGCCAGCAGCGCCAGTGACCGGAACGACAAGCGTGCCCTGCAGCGAAACAACGTCGCGAACTGCGGTGTTGATGTCCGATGCGAGACGCTGATAAGCGGCAGTGCCAAGGCGGCCTTCCTGCAGCGCGTCACGCAGTTCAAGAGCGTTCATGTTCCACGAGACGTTCTTGCGCTGGTTCAGGCGCGACGGAACCGAAAGCTGGGTTACATCCTGCGGGGTCACAGCCGAACCGACGGTGCGGGTCTGCGAGTTCAGGATATAGGGCATCGGACGCCAGATCGTATCGTTAGCTCGCTCCATCAGCGAGCCATCGGTGCCGAACTTGGCGACATTGCGCGAGATTACGAGAGCATCGTTAAAGCCTTCGAGGATGCTTTCAAACGCAACCCGCTCTTCCTTCGAGAAATTGTTAGGCATTGGATTCTCCTGTGGATGCCTAGAACGGAAATAGGCCGTGTGGCCCGGTTCAGAACTCGCCTATTCAGGTCAGGCGGCAACCATCAGGACTGCGCATTTAGAGCCGCGCGAAGGCTTGGGGCGATGTTTAACACGCATCGCCCCGATGTGCAACTAGGCCCGCATCTGCCGCTTGTAAGCCATGACCTTGGAGTAATCGCCAGTCTTGGCCGCTTCCTCGCGCAAACGATCAAGCGTGTTGTCAGCCGCCGTTACGCCAAGGCCAGTCGGCACATTGACAGTCTTTTCCGGCGACGTTGCAGGCTTGCGGGTGGTCTTCACGTTCATCTCCAGTCGCACAGCCTCTGCCACGAACTCGGCATAGTCTTTGATGCCAGCAAGGTTCGCAGCGGCTTTCGGGTTCTTGCCCAGCGCATAAACGAGCGTCGGCGCATCCTTGGCCACCTTGATCAGCAGGCCCTGCTGCGTGGCGTCGAATGTGTCCTGCACGAAGGCTTCGGCGTCGTCGAAGTCAGTGAACGGAACCTTGGCCTTGGCTTCCTGGTATGCGCTGACCTTGGATTCCCACGACTGCTGCGCTTGCTCGGCGGCCTTGCGGGCTTCGGCTTCCTTGGCTTCGACGGTGCGCTTGGTCTCATACCAAGTCTCTAGCGCCGCCTCGAACGCATCGGTGTCATAATCGAAGTCATCAAGCTTTGGCTTGGCGGGAAGCGTCGGGGCTTCCTCCTGCACCTTAGCCGCCTCGATCTCCTTGAGCCGCTTTTGCAGTTCGCGGTTTTCACGGCGCAGATTGCGGACCCATTCCGGTTCTTCGTCGCCAATCTGAATGACGATCTCGCCTTCCGGTTCCGATTCCGGCGTAGCAGCCTCGACTTCCGGCGTCTCTACCGGGTCAATAACCTCGTTTTCTTCGTCCATAACACTCCCCTTTTGTTAAGCGCTGGCGATCAGCAAGCGATTGCCAGGCTTGACCATCGCCAGCACACGGCCATCGGCCAGTTCGCTTCTCATGATGGACAGATTTTCCGGTATATCCGAGGGGATAGCTTCGACAGTTTCAATCCCTTCGACCACAACACCATCGTTCAGGTATTCGATGTAGCGGCAAAACCTATCCATATCGTCGCGGGTGAACCCCATAACATTCCCCTTTTACGCGGGCATTCCGCCCAATTCACCGCCAAGCTTGGCCATGATCTCTGCCGTCTGCGCATTGGTCTTTTCGACCTCGGCAAGCGTCTTTTGCGTATCAGCCGTAGCCTTCTGAGCCAGCGCCGCTTCTTTGGACGATGCGGCCGCAAGGTATTCAGCCTGCGGATCTGGCGCGGCCTGCTGTTCCGCTGCTGCTGCCATCGCCGCGCGCTCTTCCTCGTTCGGCTCAATCACGCCAATGCCAACAAGCTGCTTGCGATAGAACTTATTGACGTCGCCAAGGCCCTCGCCTTCCGCGTTCATCAGGATAAGCGACGTGATGACCTTTGCGTCCTGCGGGTCGTTTGCCATCTGCAACAAGCCGGTCAGCATCCGCACCATCGCATCGCGGCGCGACGTGAACGAAGGTCCAACGTCAACCGCAACGTCAAAGTCAGCCTTGGTCAGGTCGTTCTTGATCTCAATCTCGCCAGCCTCGCCAATAACAGGCTTGGCAATCTCAATCGATGAAATGTCGCCTTGTTCGCCGACGGACTTCATCTTGCGACCGTCCTCGACGTAAATCTCTTTCGCCATTGACAGCCAAATCTCGCCGCAACGCTTCATCGCCTTGGCAAAGTTAGACATGAAAATGAACGATTGCATGTCCAGGCGCTGCTGGATCATCTCGACGGCTTTACCAGAGATGTTTGACATGACCTGTTCCGCGCCTTGGTTCATGCCAAGCAGATCATTCATGTCATTGCTGGTCTGTGCGATCAGCGCCGCCAACGCTTGCGGGACGACAGGCGGCTCTACATACGAAACCGGCCCCATAGGCTGAACCGAGCCATCAGCGCCTTCAATCGAATTGACGCGTAGGAACGGATAGTTCTTGAGGTTTGCGTCGGCCCATTCCTGCTGCAATCCTGCGACCTGCTCAGACAGGAAAATCGGCTTGCGGATAGGCGAAAGCGCGGCGATCTCGGCCAGCTTCGACAGCATCATGTTGTAGATGCGCTGCGGGTCTTTCGCCAAGCGGACAGCGCCCATGCAGCGTTCGATGTTGTCCACGAACCACCGCTTGCCGTAGGCTGGCACGATCGGGATATGCTTGCCCGCGATTTAGCCGCAATCCTCAAGCACGCGCGCCCCGCAAAGGATATACTTGCGGACCTTGCGGCGCTTGACCTTGCGCGCCT